GTTGCCGCCTTATTAATTAGTACGGCTAAAATAGAATAAGTTTTTGAAGCGCTCGTGCCACCTTGAATAATCTTAATTCGTTTTTTAAGGCTTAATACCTTATTCGTTGCTGTTGTCCTCTTGAACATCGGGAAAAAGTGGTTGTTCTAATAACGTTTGTTCTATTTGCTGAACGGGTGCGCCATAACCGCTATCCATTAACGCCTTGTACGCGTTTACATCGCCTTCACGCGCTTTTTTAATTAGAGCTAAAGTCATTAAGTCTTCTTGAGACATCGTTTCGTTTTCGCCCGTTAACGGGTTCTTTAAGTTTTGATTAACTTCTAACCATTGACGCGCTATAGTGCTTCGGTTTTTACTTCCTTTTGGTCTGCCGTTCGGATTTCCGCTTTCGCCTTTACTCCAAGCGGGTTTTAAATTATCTTCTTTATTCATTTCGGTGTAATTTCGGTGTTACTTATTAATAAATTCAAAATTAAATGTTCTTACTCCCGCTTCTCTAAAACCTCCGTTTCTTCTCATATTGCGGCCTTTTTTCATTTTACCCATTAATCTTTTTTCACCTAAAAATATCCATTGCGGTTGTTTTTTCATTGCCTTAAAAACGGGTATTGCTGAAAATTTAGCCATTATTCTACAATTAATTTTTTGTTTTAATAATTTGCTTGTTTCATTAATTAATTTAATTCCTAATCCTAATCCGTTGTAATCAGGATGAATAACCGTTCTATTGGAATGAAAAATAATAGTAGTGTTTGGTTTATGTGGTGTATAATTAGCAAAACATTGAAAACCTATTTGATTATCTTCGTGAAATATACCATATAAATATATTTTACCCGCAGGTAATTGTTCACTTAAATAATGATATTTGCTAAAATATTTCCACGTTTCTCTTCCAACTTCTTTAATTGTAAATTCGAGTTTTTCTCGTTCATTAAAAAAAAAATCCTCCGATTTGGGAAGTTCATATTTTTGTTTGTTACAATCAATTAACCAATTAGGCTTAACCCATTCCAATATGTCGTAATGACAAGATAATAAAATAATTTGTTTATTATGTTTTTTTGCAAATTTATGTAAACATACGCTCATCGCTTTCGCTACTGTTCTATCCACAACGCTTGTCCATTCGTCTATACATATAAAATCTTGTTTACACATTAAATAAGCAGCCTCGGCTCGTGCTTTTTGTCCGTTTGATAATGTTTTAATTGGTCTAATCCAACAAGGAACTGAATTTAATCCAATTCCATTTAATATGTTAGCACAATCTTCGTACGAAAATTCTTTTGGTAATTGGTCAATAATACTTTTATTTTCATCCAACGAACAATCAAATATATTTTCACCAAATAAATGTTTTGCTAATGTAGTTTTACCACTACCCGAAGCACCATATATTAAACCAACGTTCCATTCTTTAGGAATATTAATATTATTTACTTCTAATTTGTGAACTGATTTCTTTTTTACGTCTATATCTAAACTATTTGCCGCTGCTTGACATCTAAACGTATTAAAAACTTCGCTTTGAAGTTCAAATTTTATATTTTTTGGTATCATTGTACTATTTTGCATATTAAACCCTCTTCAATTAATGAATTATACCATTTCTCGCAATCTTGTTCGTTTTCAAATTCAATATGCAAAAACCATTTTTGTGTTAAATCATATCCACTTGGTTCTATTTCTTCGTAATCTTGAATTTTAGGAACATCTAATCCCCATTCATCTAAATTTTCCGCGTCCCATTCGTTTGCTAAACTATCCCAATCCCATTCTCCAAACCCTACGTTATCTTTGATTAGAAACTCCGCTTTTTGTTCTTCCGTCCATTCGTCTGCTAATATTATCGGTACCTCTTTGTAGTTTAGTTCTTTTAAGGCTTTTAAGCGCATATTACCACCTAATACAACGTATTTACCGTCCGTGTCCGTAAAAACGATTAACGGGCGTTTATTTAGCATATCGGGAAACTCTTGAATACTCTTTACAAGTTTCTTAAACTTATCGTCTTTAATTAGGCGGGGGTTCTTCGGGTTTGGTTTAACCTCGTTTACCTTTACTATTTGCATCCTTTAAATTTTCTTCGTAAGTAGTTGAACAAACTGCTAAACGTTGGTCGGTTTCGGGAAATTCATTTACCATTGTATCGTCGGACATACAACGCATAACAAATTCTTTTTTATTCTCCTTGGGTGTTGGCTTCGGTAGTGGCATCTTTTTCTTCTTTGTAAACTGCGTAAAGGGTATTCAACTTATTAACGATTTCACGGAGACACGAACCGCATTGTGTTGGTTGTTGTTTTTCGTGTAAAACCCTATTGTATATTTTTAACATTTCTCTTTGTTCGCTTGGACTAACGCTACTTCGGTTTCGGTTGTAGAATTTGTCCAAGAAGTTGTATTCGTCTTCAGTTAGGCATTCGGGTTTCTTGTAACGCCAAAGTTCATTTAGCTTTTGTTTACGTTCTTCGCACCCGCAGTCTTCTCCTAATATCCATTTAGCAACTTTTGCTACTCCCGTAACTTCTAAAATTTGTTCTACGGTGTCGCCTAATCCTTCGGCTTGTTTTTTCTTTCGTGCCATAATTTAATTTTTATATGTTAATAATTGTTCTTTAGTTCCTAATATAATAGTGTCGTCTTTTAAATTGTCCGCTATTAATACTTCTAACCCGTGGTGTTCTTTTGGGTAGGTCGTATATTCTTTCGACAACCAAAACTTAACCTTTATTTCTCGCAGGGCTTGGGAACTCCAACCCGTTTTTTTTATCATTTCAGTTAATACCCTTCTTTTTGCTTTCATTTTATTAATTCAAAATCCGTGTTTTTGTAGTCCTCGTATTCTTCCCCAACGGCTTCCCGTATCTTTGCCTTGCAGTTTTTTAAAGTGTTGAAAATCGAACTGCTCGAAATCGTAGTTTCTTTGGCTATGTCTCGTATGCTTAAATCCGTGTCTTTATACACTTCGAATAGCTTTTGGTCGTACCAATGCCAAGAATCCACTTCGTCTTGTACTTTCATTAATAGCTTAAAGTATGCTTCTTCTTTTTCCATTTCGCTTGGTTCGTCTTTAATTACGACTTGTTCGAGCGGGACTTTTTCCAATCGTGAATTACTGCGTAAATGTAAAAGGTAAAGATTCCGCAAAGTAAAATACATAAATCCTTTATTGACTTGACCATTCTTAATTATGTTTTCGGGTTGGCAATACTTGTAAATTCGTAGGTAGGCTTCTTGTACAATGTCTTCAGCAAAAAAATCTTCACCGAAAGATTCGACTACTTTTACCCATTCCTTATGGTCTTTTGCTACTATGTTAAGCCATTCCATTTGTTTAGTTTGTAGTCAAATATAATAATTAATTTCTAATCGCAACAAAAAACAAAAAAACCGACTAAAAAAAGTCGGCTTAATGTTACATTCCCTTGCTTACTCTGTAAACGTATTCGTCCAAGGTTCTTAACGTTTTTATGCTTACCAACGCTCCCGACAAAAATCGGTCTATCGTGTATTGATGCATCTTTAACCCTTTGGACTTTATTTCCTTGACTACTTGGTTTCGTGTTTTGGTAAGGAGAATTTCTTTTAACTCCTTCCGTAGGCTATTATCGTCTATAAACATAATTAAAAGGGTAACGAATCGTCTTCGTCTATTATTTGCGTGTGAACTTGTTTCGGGCTTTCGTTATTGTAAGGTTCGCTAAATGAACACGAAAAGTACTTTGTACCCTTACTTAATTCTTTAAGCCATAAAGCTATTTCCATTTCTTTACCGTTTACGTTTACTTTACCTCGGTAGTCGGGTTGGTTACCTTGCTTTTTGTCGTTCTTAAAAATCGCTCCCGTGTTTTTTTTTGTTTCCATTTGTTATTTATTTAAGTTTATTTCGTGTTCTTCTAAAATGCTGTAAAACTTTTCCCGTATTCGCTCAACTATTAATTGTTCATCTGCGTTTAGTTCTTCGTATTTCCATAGCGTTCTAAGTTCTTTTTGTACTTCCCAAAGTACACTAATCATATCTTGACCTTTAGTAGCGCAATAAAATTCGTGTTGCTCGTCGGGTAAGTCAAATGTTAGTTTTGCTTTCATAGGTTTCGTTGTAGTATTCTTCTGCTTTATCCCAATGTACTAATGCTTTATCAATAGTTACTTTTCCTATGTCTTTTAAATAAGCATCAATTATCTGCTCCTTCTCCATTTCTTTGGCTTGTTTAATGCTATTTTTATACATTAGTTGACTTCCAATATCATCAGGTATTAGAACAGTAATTCTACTTTCCAACCATTCTACTGCTGTTTGTTTCATAGTATTGCGTATTACGATATGCGATAACATTATATTACTTTTATTAACTGATTATAGTATTCCCGACATAATTCGACCTTTTCTTTAATTTGCTCTATTACGGATTCGTCTTTTTGCACAAACCAATACTTTACCCTGCGGTTTTTCGGAATGTGGCTAAACTTGTGCTTTGCTTCTATTTCTTCGCGTAGTTCCTGCGATTCATCTATTAAATGAAACTTCCAATGCGCACGACGTATTTCGTCTTCTACCATTTCGCTTGGAGTGTCTATAAGACAATAAGCTAAAATTGATTCGTTTTTACCCGTTAACCACATATAACCTTGTAACTGATAATAATAATCTTTATTAGGTAATTCGGTTTCGAACCACGGGAACGTTGAAGCATCCCAAGAACTCTTAACGTCTATTAATACTTCGTCCGTGTTTACGTCGGGCGTTCCTTTAATCCATTCGTTTTCAAAAAATTCGTCGTTCTTGTAAATAAAGTTATAATTGAGAACCTCGTTAACCAACC